ATTTACCTGAAGCAAGAAATTTAGAACAAGATTCTATCGCGTGGTATTTAGAACAATATCAAGCACCTACATCTCCTTGGGTTGTTTCAGAATTAAGAGGTAATAAAGTGTTTAACTTATTCAAATTTGTAACAATTGCCGATGGTGATTCAGCAAATACTTTAGTTAAAATATCCATTGCAAATATGTCATTCAACAATGGTACGTTTGATGTATTAGTTAGAGATTTCTTTGATACTGACGCTAATCCTGTAGTTATTGAAAAATTTACAACCTGTAATATGAATCCTAACGATAATTCGTTTATCGCTAAAAAAATCGGTACAGTTGATGGAGAGTATGAATTGAATTCAAAATATGTTATGATAGAACTGAATGAGGATGCACCGATAGATGCGTTACCTTGTGGTTTCTTAGGTTATAATAATAGAGAATACTCAGGTGTTAAACCACCATTTCCAATTATTAAATCACACTACAACTATCCGGGTGAAGTTATTTATAACCAACCATTTGGTAACACTTCCGGGACAGATGACGCATTAACATCTTCCGGTGATAATGTTCGTAGAACTTATTTAGGTATTTCTGACACATTAGGTATTGACTTCAGTATTTTTGAATACAAAGGTAAACAAAATGTTATTAGTCCTTGTGATACTTCAGGTAGTGATTGGGCTTATAGAAGTAGAGGTTTCCATATGGACATAAATGCGAGTGGGATAACAATTCCTAGTACATTTGCAACAAGTGGTACACCGGCATTCTATACAGGTATTTCACCATTTATTACTGACCCTGATAATGAAACGAACCAATATTACAGAACATTTGCTCGTAAATTCACATTATTAGTACAAGGTGGTTTTGATGGTTGGGATATATACAGAGAAACTAGAACAAATACTGATAGATTCAAATTAGGTAGACAAGGTTATTTACAAGGAGCAAATCCTGATTGTAACCCAAGATATAGTAACGCATCCGGATGGGGAGCGTTTAACCAAATCGCTGTTGGTGATAGTACACAAGATTGGGCAAACACTGATTACTACGCATACTTATTAGGTCAAAGAACATTCTCTAACCCTGAGGCGGTAAATATTAATGTATTCGTAACACCGGGTATCTCAATTCAAATTTCGGGAGATTTAGTTGAATCAGCAATTGATATGATTGAATTTAGTAGAGCTGACTCATTGTATGTATGTACTTTAGATGATTATAATATGTACGCACCGTCAACAGGTGACCCATCTGATTTATATTATCCACAAGAAGTTGTTGATTATTTAGAAAACTCAGGTATTGACTCTAACTACACTGCGACTTATTACCCTTGGGTATTAACTAGAGATAGTGTTAATAACACTCAAATCTATTTACCACCTACGGCTGAGGTTACAAGAAACTTGGCATTAACAGATAACATCGCATTCCCTTGGTTCGCGGCGGCAGGTTACACAAGAGGTATTGTAAACGCTATTAAAGCGAGAAAGAAACTTACTCAAGAAGATAGAGATACACTTTACCAAGGACGTATTAATCCAATTGCTACATTCTCTGATGTTGGTACTGTAATTTGGGGTAACAAAACTCTTCAAGTTAGACAATCAGCACTTGATAGAATCAACGTAAGAAGATTATTACTTCAAGCTCGTAAATTGATTTCAGCAGTATCTGTAAGATTATTGTTTGAACAAAACGACCAAAAAGTAAGACAGGACTTCTTAGATGCGGTTAACCCTATCTTAGATGCTATCAGAAGAGATAGAGGATTGTATGACTTCCGTGTAACAGTTTCGTCTGACGCAGCTGATTTAGACAGAAATCAAATGACAGGTAAGATTTATATCAAACCAACCAAATCATTAGAATTTATAGACATTACGTTCTATATAACTCCAACAGGAGCGTCTTTCGAGAATATATAATAAATAAAATTATGGTTCATCTTAGGGTGAACCATAATTAAGCCTTATAACAAGAATATGTTAAAAAATAAAATAATTGAGGGGATAGACAATGAAGGTGCTCCGGATGAAAAGTATTATGCTTTTGATTGGGACGATAATATTGTAACAATGCCAACAAAAATATTAGTTAAAGATGAAGACAACGATGTTGTTGGAATGTCAACTGAAGATTTTGCAAAATACCGTGAAATGATAGGTAACGAACCTTTTGAATTTGACGGACATACTATTGTAGGTTATTCTAGTGACCCTTATAAATATTTTGGGGTTAATGGTGACAAACAATTTATAATTGATGCTATGGGTGCTAAACCGGCTGCGGCTTGGCCTGACTTTGTAGAGGCGATTAATAACGGGTCAATCTTTTCAATAGTTACGGCAAGAGGACATACACCATCAGTATTAAAAGAAGGTGTTTATAATTATATTGTTTCAAATACTAATGGTATTGATTCTAACGAATTAGTGAAAAATTTAGAAAAATATAGAGATTTGAACGACCAAGGTACTACATCTAAAAGAGAAATGATTCGGGAATATTTAGATTTATGTAAGTTTTACCCGGTAACACACGGAAAAGGGTCTGCGGCAGAAGTGGAACCGTTAAAAATTGAGGCATTAAAAGAGTTTGTTAAATATGTTAAGAAAATGTCCAACCATATTCAGAAACAAGCTTTCTTAAAAAATAAAATAAGTAATTATTTTGTTCCAAAAGTAGGTTTTTCAGATGACGACTTAAAAAATGTGGAAAGTGTTAAAAAACATTTTGAAGATGACCCAGAGAATATTATAACAACATATTCAACAAAAGGAGGAATTAAAAAAGAATATTAAATAATTATTAAATAAAAAAACTATTAAAATAAACTAGTAATAAAAAAAACTAGTAATAAAAACTGGATTTCTAGAATTATACAAAATTTAATTTACAAAGTCAAGAGAAAAAAAACTAATAGGTTATATTTATAATAAACAAAATAAATAAAATAAAATTAAAAACAAATAGAAAATGGCTGATTTATTAATGAAAATGCCCATACCGTATGAACCAAAAAGACAAAACAGGTTCATCATACGTTTTCCATCTACTTTAGGTATTAACGAATGGTTTGTTGAGTCGGCTGCAAGACCTCACTTAACTATCGGTTCAACTGAGATACAATTTTTGAATACTTCAACATATGTTGCAGGTCGTTTTACTTGGGGAACTATAAACATTAAATTCCGTGACCCAATTGGACCATCAGCGTCACAAGCGTTAATGGAGTGGGTACGTTTATGTGCAGAGTCTGTTACAGGACGTATGGGGTATGCTGCAGGGTACAAAAAGAATGTTGACTTAGAAATGTTAGACCCAACAGGAGTTGTTGTTGAAAAATGGGTTTTAGAAGGTTCTTGGTTAATGGATATTAACTTTGATTCGTTAGCTTATAATCAAGATGCTTTAGCTTCAATCACGGCAACATTACGTATGGACCGTTGTATTTTAGTTTACTAATAGAATTTATGTCCAATATAATAATGAATCCACATAGAAATATGTGGATTTTTTTATTTAATGTTTATAAAAAACAAATGTGACGTATATTTTATAATAAAACCTAATTATTATGGACCAAAATATTATAGACGCAGGAACTCAAGGATTTAACTTACCACACGATATTGTATCGTTACCAACTGGTGGTATTTTTTACAAATCTAAAAAGAAATCAATTAAAGTTGGTTATTTAACCGCAAATGATGAAAATTTCTTATTAAGTGGTGCTCAAGGTAATAAAGATAATATGATTGTTTCTTTGTTAAGAAACAAGATATATGAACACGATTTGAGACCTGAAGAATTATTGGATGGTGACATTGAGGCAATTCTAATTTATTTGAGAAATACTTCTTTTGGGCCTGAATATACTCTTAACTTAACAGACCCAAGTACCGGAAAATTATTTGAAACGACAGTTATTTTAGATGAGTTAGATATTAAAAAAACACAACATAAACCTGATGAAAATGGACTTTTTACAACAAAATTACCAAAAACAGGTATTACCGTTAAATTAAAACCGTTAAATTATGGTGATAATCTTGAGATTGATAAATTATCTGAATCATATCCGGCTGGTAGAGTAGTGCCAAAAATTACTTGGAGATTAAGCAAACAAATAGTTGAAATTGATGGTAATACAAATCAAGGTGATATATCGATGTTTGTTGATACTTTACCAATTATGGACTCAAAGTTTATTAGAAACTTTATGAGAGATAATCAACCTTCGTTAGATTTAACGAGAACTGCAATCGCCCCGTCCGGAGAATTGGTATCTTTCGAGATTGCCTTTGGGGTGGAGTTTTTTCGCCCTTTCTTCTAATAACCGACAACTTCTAATTGAGGAATTTTATTTATTGTCAAAATATAATAGAATATCTTGGACGGACTTTCACATAATGCCAACATATGTGAGGAAATACATTGTAAATAAAATAATAGAACAAAATACACCAAGTGAGAGTTAATATAAAAAATTCTACTTGGTGTATTTATATATAAACACATCTCATATGGCTAACATATTAAAAACGGTTGAAGAAACAATTAAAAACTCCTTTGCTGAATACGGTAATGCGTTATTAACTAACGTTTCGGGTAAGGCGATTTTTGAAATAATGAAAGACCTTGATGATAAGGCACATAGTGTTGCAAAAGCATTTGGTCAAGGTAGAGAAGCGATTGAGGGTCTTAAATCCGCGATGGGTGAGGCAGTAACGTCAGTTGAGTTATTGGGGGGTACATTTGCAAATATTGCTGAGATTCAAAAAGAAGTGGGTGTAACATTGGGTAGAAATGTTTTACTTAATTCTGAAGCTTACGCTAAATTATTTGCGGCTCAAGAAGTTTCAGGTCAAAAGGCGGATAAAATTGTTGATGCGTTTAAGGATGCTGGTATTTCAGCATATAACGCGAGTAAACAAATGCAAACTGTTATTGATTCTGCGAGACAAATTGGTGTTAATGCTCAGGCAGTGTCAGCACAAGTTTTAGCAAATACTGAATCACTGAATAAATACAATTTTGCTGGTGGTGTTGAAGGTTTATCTAAAATGGCGGCTCAAGCGGTTTCATTAAGAGTAGATATGAAAGAAACATTAGGGTTTGCTGAACGAGTTTTCAACCCTGATGGGGCAATAGAAATGGCTGCGGCAATGCAAAGATTAGGTGTCTCTCAAAGTTCATTATTGGACCCATTAAAATTAATGGATTTATCGGCAAATGACCCTACTGAACTTCAAAACCAAATAGTTCAAATGACACAACAATTTGTTCAATTAAACAAAGAAGGTCGTTTTGAAATTATGCCGGGAGCTAAGAGACAATTTATGGAAATTAGTAAGGCAATGCAGATTCCTTATGAAACTCTTACTAAAATGGCTATTGGTAGTCAGGAATTGGATGAAAAAATGAGAAAAATCTCTTTTCCAAGTAATTTCAAAGATGAGGATAGAAAGATGATTGCCAATATGGCAGAAATGGGGTCTAGTGGAAAATTTGAGGTATCATTTAACGACGCCAAAGGTAATTTAGTAACTAAAGATGTTACAAAATTAGATGAAAAAGATTTAGAATTATTAAAGAAAGGTTATGAACCAAAAACTTTAGAACAATTAACTAAAGAACAATTATCGTTTACTGAGGATATTGCGGCAAATATGAGAGCGGTTGCTCATCAAGGTGGTTTTGGTGTTGCAAAGTCTAAAGCGGGTCAACAATTATATGGTGTTAAGAAAGAGGCAACACAAGCATTTGCAGACACATTTGTTAATGATTCAACATCCTCAAAAAGAATTTCTGAGGGGATTAATAATACTATGGGACCTGTAATGGATACGTTCAAAGATATGATTGCGGGTAAAAAATCACCTCAACAAGCGTTAGATTCTTTAGCGACAGCAGCTAAAGCTGCGGGTGGTTATTTAACCACATTAGGTAGTGATACTATGAAGGCCGGTAAAGCTGCGGGACAAAAAATGTTAATGTCAGAAAATGAATTTACTCAAATGTTAGGTATGGTTCTTCAAAAATTAGTTAATACTCAAAAACCCGAAGTTCCTGTTCAAGATTTTATGATTAATGGTCAAAATTTGGTAACAAACCCCGCGGACACTATTTTTGGTGGAACCGGAGCTGAAAGATTTTTTGAATCAGTTAATAAATTAACATCAACTAATAATAATATGGGGATGGTTGATAACACACCTCAAAATATGAATTTATCTCACGATATTAATTTTAACTTAAAAGTTGATTCTAATCAAAATATTGATATGGAGCAATTAGAAAGAGCATTTAACAACACCGCATTAAAAGAAAAAATAATAGAGGTTGCAACATTAGGTATTCAACGATTCTCACCGGAATCATCCACAAGAAAAAAAATGAATCCATACGTATCGGGTATGGTATAAATTAAATAATAATCTATTTATAGATAAACAATTAAAAAATGCCAAGTACATTAACATTTGCATCGTCGTCATCTTTTAGAGACTCTCTTTTAGCAAAAAATCTATCACCATATACGGTTCCTGGTATATATTCACCTCCGGGTGGAAATGTTGCTTACGAACCAGCAATTAATCAATCGAATGTTATTGATT